CTTCCTTAGCATTAGTCAACATGGACTGTGCAGGAGTGCTAGGAGGTGGTTGGTCGTCTAGCTTTAGAAATAAACCACGAACTTGACGCTCGTGCAGGTCGTTGCTTGACAATAGAATTCTATGTGAGACTCTTGGGGATTCAGCAATTGACTTGGTGTAGTAATTGACAATGAAATCATTAGGAAGAACAAGCTCAGAGACATTATGACCCTTTACTGGGTCAAAGTAAGACTTCTTGATTGCAGTTCCAGCGATAGCTTGTACCAACAAAGTCTTATCAGTGTTCTCTTCCCAACCTTCATCTTCTTCCATTACTTGGTAAGTCATGTGACGAGATACACGGTCTGCACGTTTGTGCATTTCGCCGTCATCATCTTTGCCATACACCTTGCACCTGACTACTTCATTATTAGAAATCAATGCTGGGTATGCACGACTATGATACTGCATTGCAGCAATAGTAATCAAGGGGAACTTCACATTGGAGGCACCAGGCCAAGGGAACGTTTTACGCTCTACAACTTGAAGGGCTAGTTTACTAGCTTTCTCATTACGCTCTTCCCATTCGATACGGGAGTTCAGGTCTAGCGTGATGTCGTTCATCAATGTTTGACCTAATGATGACAGGGCATCATCGTCCATATCTTCAGCGATATTGGGTGAACGTAAGAGTTCTTCTATTTTCATTGTTTACCTTGTGGAATCTTTAACGAAAAATACCATAGCATTGTAACAGAGTCAATACCCAGTCCACATACTTTGACCTTCAAATAATTGACCGCCAAACTCTCTTTCGTACTCTTCGTCCTCTAATTCTTCTTTACTAGGAGCTATAGTCACCTTATCCAAGGCCAGGCCAATATAGGCTAGTGCGTCAACTTGGTCATCGTGCTGACCCCTAGGGAATACTAGCATTTCGTCAATCAGGTCGGCATACCACTTCTTCTCAGTGTTAAATCGTACCCCACCAGCCCTCATCCTAGCCTGTAATGGCTTGGCACGTTGTTCTTTGTCTACCTTTGGGGTGACGGCGTGTAGGTTTATGTATTGTCCTCGCTTGACCATTTCGGCGTTGAGGAATGCGTCAAGTGTATGCTTGATTTGTCCTTTTTCGGCAATGAATAGGTTAGGCTCATATTTTTCTTGTACCCAGAACATATTTTCGATAATTTCAAAACCGTCCCATCGTCCTTTGCGGATGTCGACGATATGCAGGAGTCCTTCGTTGTCCATCCCAGCCACTGCAATAACCGTGTAGTCGGACTTGGTTTTCTTTGTAATAGCAAAGTCAATTGCCGCATAATACTCAAGGTAATCAGGAGTATCGCTATGGATAAAATCATCCCTATGAAAATAGGCGTTTTCAGCGTCAATAGGCTTATTGAGATATTCCTGGCTATATCCATCTGGGTTTCCTTGGTTAATATAGGACTGTCGTATTTCCATTAACTTGGCTTTAGTGAGCTTCTCAGGCCAGAGTAACTCAGAGAAATCTTCGTTATGGGCTGCAAAACGCTTACTGTGCCATAGGTTATCTTTAAGTAGACGCTCTAGGGCTGAGTCCATGTGAAGTACGGTACCAACCATCCGAATCTTGCAATATTCCGAGCCGCAGGGGAATAGGTCGTTAAATAACCAGTTACGGAACTTCTCACGACGTTGGGGGTTCATTACCTGTTCGGCACCCTCGGCATCGTCAATGATAATCAGGTTAGGACGTTTACCATTCCACTGTAGACCACGCACCTCTTGCTCAGAACCCTTGGCAATAATACAGAATTGGTGACCATCATTTAGTTCGACGACTACTTCGGTCTCGGTATCTTTGACAAAGCGTTTAACCCCAAACTGGGACTTGAGTTCTTCATTGACCAGAAGCTCAGTCTTGATATTGGCTAGGAATCGAACGACCTGCCCTTCGGTTTTTGAGACTAATAGGATAAAGTCCCTATCACGGAATAGTGCAGATGCTAGAGTACAGGAAAAAGTTATTGCAGTAGTTTTAGCGGTACCACGAGGTGCAGCTTCCGCCACACGGGGGTATTCGCTACAAAAGTCTTCCCAAAGTTCTCTATGAAACTTGGGTATTGCCTTTACTGCATCCATTCGAGGAACCAGGAAGACCCTGACAAACCCCTCTATTAGAGCCGCATCTAATTGCATCTTTTTCCTTTAGTTTGGATTGTCGTGCCTCCAATAGCTTTGCACGAATGTACTGAATCATCAATTCCATGTCAGTACGCACACGCCAACCTGCATTCATCCTAGCTTCAATCTCGTCTAATACTTCTTCGTCAACGGTCCGAGATAAATCCGTTGTGGGAATCTTATTACCTATCATAGAGGATAGTATACATAAGAAAGTCTAAATTTCAAAATTTACATATAGCGGGAAACGCAAGTTGGTTTTCAAAGGTAAGTTAGTAAGTATTAACAAAGTCTAAATTTGAAATTTGCAATTAGCGTCGGAGTCTGCGTTATAACTATATTACACCTATAACTTTTCCCCCTCCCCACCCTATCTTGGTATTAGGGTTTACCCTGATGGGATGATGGGGGGTCTTAATTTTGTATAGAGAGAGTATAGAGAGGGTGTCTCATGTATATATAGAGAGAGGAGACTATTAAGGAGTCCCCTTGGGCTATGGTCTATGCCCCTCCCCGTCATGGGGTAGCCTTGGGGTCGCCCTGTGATGATTGGGAAAGGGGGCGAGGGACTAGCAAGCTGGCACAAACGGGGTAAATGATGGGTAAGTCTTATCCCTTTCTTATGTTTCTCTCTCTAGTATTCTTGTCTCTCTATTTAATGGCTTAACTAGGTTTGTATAAGGTTTATTGCGGCCGCTAACGTAAACGATTGATATTGCTTAAAAAATAGGCACATACTGTATATCCATACACTAGGGAAAGTCCCTATAAAATAATATACAAATATATTTTGTTATGGTGTATATTCTTACTCATGGATGGAATTAACCATTCATAGATTACTAACCTATAAGGAATAGAACAATGAAACAAACTATCACACTCCATGACTTCCGCCAGGCTTTCTCTATCCGTCCTAATAACTTCTCTTATGAAGGCTTAGAGATTCTTTTTAATTGGTTTGAAGAATACGAATCAGACAATGGCATAGAGCTTGAATTAGACCCAATCGGCATTTGCTGCGAATACATCGAAATGACACCCGAAGAAATTATTAAGGATTGGAACTTAGATATTGAATTAGACGGCAATGAATCTTTGGCGGTTCAAGACTTTATCAATGATGAGACTATGCTAGTGGGTGTTACACCTCAAGGCACTATTGTATTTGCTAACTATTAAGGGGTTAAAAATGACTAAATTTATCAACTTTGTTGCATTCATGGCTCTTGGTATTACTTTGGGCTTTTTATTCGCCAACGCACTTTTAGGGGTTTAATTATGTCTTATATCATCGTGGAAAAATCAACTCAAAAGGTCATTTGCGAGCTTTTCGAGCAATCAAGCATTGACGCATTAAATACAAAGAAATACCAGGCCATTCCTGCATTTGAATACCTCCAAAACTTTAACAAGCAATTAAAAGCACTTACCGAAGAGATTAAACAATACACAAAGGAACTAAAAAAATGAATTTAAAACACTTATCTAGCAATAAAAACGAGATTACTTTAGCCGATGGCACTCAAGTGCTTTTTAGTTATGCGACACCAGTCGCAGCCTGGGTAAATGGGGAATACTTTAAGACATCCAAGAAATGGTCTCAAACGACTTCCCGCCATATCAACTCATGGGTGCATCTTGCAACAGAGAAGCCTCAAGAATATTTTGATAACTTAGTAAAGGGGGTTTAATCGTGGATAAATTAGAAATAGCTTACACAGTGGATTTACTCGCTAGGCTTACAGAATCAATTGAAACCTATTTAGACGATGATAGATGGGACGGAATAGACGTTATGCACAAAGAAATTAAAGAGGCCAATAAATTGATTAAAAAGTATTACAAAAGGATAGAGGCAGAAAGAGAGCAACAAAAAAAAGACGAATGGATAAGACAGACAAACAAAGAAATAAGAGAGGGGATAGCATGACCAAATTTGAACGAATGCACTATGCCCTGTCTATTGCCTTTGCAAGGGGTATTTTAGACGGGGAACAATTAGCCGAATTATTAGCCATTTACAGGGGGAACAAATGAAAACTTACAAAATACAAGCCACTCAATTAGTATATTTTACTGTCTTAGTTGAGGCAGAAAATGAGGAACAATTAGACGAAATTGTGTCAAAAATCTATCCTTCTGATTGTTATGAGCATCCAGAAATTGATTGGCAAATTGATGCCATAAGCGAAGCAAGGCTAGAAGATTTAGATTATTTTCCAATGTTTGAAGAGGTTTCACAATGAAAAAACTTTACCCACAATTAAGACTTACTGACCCTAATTTTAAATATATCAACTCAGCCAAAACCGATATTAGAGAGACTTTTAGGCGATTTGCTACCCAAAATCAAGAAAACAATAAGCCTTTAGTCCCTACTCTGAATCCTGAGGGTTTTGTTCTATCTGCTGAATGGTTTGAGATTTTGGGGTGATGTCGATAGCCTCTTGAGTGATGGTTCTAAGTTTATCTGCAAGGGATTCTATCGTCACGTGATTTATTGACGTGGCCTTCCCTTGTAGTAACTGATTAGCTTTTAGTGTTACATCTGCGATTGTTGCTAGGTGATTGGCTTTTACCTTCGTTCTAACGTGGCCTTCATTGGGTATATATGTCTCATCCCCATTTATTAAACGTTCCCCAATCTCGTCATAGGTTTTATTGATGATTTGGCGTTGTTTGGCTAGTAGCTCATCCTTATAGTTTAGGAGGATTTCTTCAACCATGTTATGCCACCATGATTTATTCTTCCATTGGAAGGCGGTTTGATATGGCACATCATGTTTACGGCAAACGGCTGCTAAATTGGGGTCTAAGAGGTAATCTTTTACGAATTCGAGCCGCTTTTCCTGAGGATAATTTGAGCCTTCCTCGTTCAAGTATCTTGCTTCCCATTGTTCGGGGGTCATGTTACCCATTTTGTCTTTCCTTTTGTCCGTAATAAGCAATCAATAGGGCTTCTGCTATGTTATGGTCTTTTTTCTTAAAATTCACCGAGGGGAATAAGTCTTTTGAAGCCTTTAGTGAATCCTCTTTACTAGAGACCTCTAGAGCCTTTTTCCATTTAGATGGGGACACAGTATAGACTGGTATGTTTAAAGCTCCCAAAACGCCTCTAATGCAGCCGTAAGTATCTCCAAAACTAAAGACCGATGCAACACCTTGACCAGGTCTCGAAGCTACTCCCTCAAGATAGCATACTAAATCAGGGTAAACCCTAAGTATGTTGCTTAATTTTTGAGCATCCACCTGTCTCTTGATAAAACCGCCTTTAGTCTGAGTTGGAATGGTTTCGAGTAGTTCAATGGACGACCCGTCAATAATGGCAAGTCCTCCGTCTAATCCTGGGTCAATTCCTAGTATCATTTTTTATCCGTATCATGCGGCAAATTGTCCCAAACATGACCTGGATAGCATTCGCTCATAACTCGATTATGTTTAGTAAAGTCCATAATTGGTTCAGGCTTTTTCTTGAAAATAGCATCCCAATTATTGTCAAACTTTTCTAATGGGACTGACAAAGGTCTAGCCTTGTCTCCTTTTCCACCATCTCTCATTCAAATTCTCTCCCGTGTGTGTTGCCGATTGGATTGATAATTAAATAATTGTGCGTCATTAAGTAATGGTAAGTCTTTGCCATAGCCTCTAGCCATAACAATTTCTTATCTTCGTAAGTTCCGTTGCCTTGGTCAATTCTTGAATGGCACTTATGGCAGAGAAATGCTATGTAGCAATCATCTGCTTTACGTCCCATAGATTTTCCATGCTCTAATAGGTTAGAATGTGCTGACACGGTAGTTCCGTATGAACAACAATTTGCACAGGGGGCATCTTTTGCTAATTTTAGCAACTGAGGGTTGCGATAAGGTTTTGTCTTGAGATAACTAGACATTTGCATTCACCTTTTCCATTGTTTGCCATGCACTAATCTTAGCCTTGGCAGCATCAATCAAGAATCTTAGCTTTTCATCTTCATAGACTGCTTCTTTAATCGCTTGAAGGTGGGCTACATACTCAGGATGGGTATAGGCTTCTCTTTCTTGGGCGTTTACAGGCTTATCTGCATGGTTTGCCATAATGTTTGACTTAATCACCTTGAGATAGTCCTCAACATAGACACGGTTTGACCTATTGACGGCTGCTTGCTCGGCTGAATCACGCAAAAAGTCTAATGCTTTCTCAATATCACGCTGACTTATCATTCTCGGCCTCCCAATTTGCATTGGCAATTTCTACATACTTCTTGAAATCACCGTGCCAAGTCTTTTTTCCTGTGTGAGAAATGCTAATTTCAGGGTGAACATAGACTTTCTCTCCTAGACTTCTCCATTTTTGGCAAAAGCAGACATCCTCACCCAATAATTGACCATCTACTATTTTTGTCTCAAATACATGGCGGTAAGTCTTATCTCCGTCTTTGTATTCTTCGGATGCTTCCCACATCATCTTAATAGCACGTTTAGAAATACGCATAAAGCCAGTTCCTACGGCACGAGCATCAATCAGACCATAGTAAAAGTCATATTTCTTCTCAAAAGTCTTCACATTGAAGTGAATAAGGTCATTTTTAGAGACTACTGCACCACCAATAACGTCCACAGTAGGAGAAATTAGATTACCAAAGTCTTTTTGAGTCCATCCTTGGTCAGAATCAATAAAGATAAGGTCATCTACTTCGGCCTCGTAAGCCATACGGAATAGCTCATCACGAGCCTTTTGAATCAATGAGCATCCCACGATAGTCTTGAGGGTCATTTCAATCTCATTGAGAACGCATAGCTCCATAGTCCTAAACATGGAAGCCATAAAATCTAACTCTAGCTTGCCGTCATAGCAAGGAGTTCCAATCATTATTCGTCTAGCTTTCTTCATACCATTCCTTAAAGTATTCTGGTCTATTCTCTTTAATCCATTCTCTTGGGGCATCCATTAGCTTTTTAAAGTCTCTACCAATAGACTGAGAACCTACATGATGCACATAAGACCTTGAGATAAAGTTCAAATAACCTGCTTTGATGAGGTCTTTACACATGACATCATCAGAGAACCAATTTATCGGTGGGAATTTAGCCTTGGCAAATGCTTCTTTGTTAATGTAAGCGAATAGTGGTGAGACTATTGGTGCTTGTAGAATGTTCTGTTCCGTTTGATGGGCTATGCTTTGGTGTGGTCTAACCCAATCAGAACGTGCAGCAACAAAACCTAAATTACGAGGAAAGCGGTTCTTTAAGAATGCTACATCCTCGACCAATAGGTTATAAGAGTCAGGGTTTAACACTATATCGTCATTGGCAATAATGATTTCGTCATGGTCTCTAAAAGCAAGCTCCATGACTGCGTTATAGTCATCGCCAAAGTTACCCATAAACCCTTCAAATATCATTAAATTGACATCAGGGTTATAGATTTTTACGGAAGTCTGTAACACCCCTAGGCTACGAGAGCCAACGGTGCAAACCACAATAGGAATCATAATTAGCCTGTAATGATTTGGCTAGATTCTTTTGGTTCTTCTTTAGGCTTTAACCATTCTTGACGCTGCTTGAGGAATTCTTTAGCAAACGCAAAGCCAATAGCGGTCATTTGTTCCATTGGTTTTTCTAATTGCTTCCCCAGGTCACTTGATACCATAGCTTCAATTACTGCCAAAGCTACCATGTCAGACATCATTGCATTTTCCATTGGAAAATCTTTAATAGCATCACTCATTTTTTCTTTCCTTTTTTCTCTAACTTACGTTCGTCAATACACGGAACTACATACTTACTACGGTCAGGCTTTTTACCAATTCGGTATGGGCCTTCTTCTGCAAATAAAACTTTAATCCTCGGGAAGACCGTCCTGAAGTGGTCTACCACTTTTGCCGTCTCTGGCATAAGCAGACGATTTTTGGTCTTGTTGTCCATATCTCAACTCAATAATTCTAGCTATCTCATCACCACGCAAATAGGAATTCCTATAAGTGGACTTAAACATTGTTATGACTGCCTCGATGTCAATGTAAACCATTTTTACTAATCCTTAACTTATTCATCTCTACTGTTGGTTGGTAATTCATCATACTTCTAGCTATAGTAAATACTTCAATGTTACTAAGTGGCGGCTCACATCTTGCAAGGTTTTCCTCTACCAAGCAAGCAAGAATCGCTTTAAATGAAACACCCCTACTTCTTAATGCTCCCCCTATACTACACATATAAGAACTCCTGAGTCCTTCAGAGATTTTCTCGGAAGCAAATTCCAACTCTTTATTTCTGTTGAGCAATTGTAATACCCAAGCTGGTGCTCTGACAATAGGACATTCTGAGGGGTCGCTGCTTGCTTCCCATTCATAAGTTCCAAGAAGTCCTTTTGAAGGTGCGGCAACGATGTATCCACCATCACCACGAGTATCAATACCCCTACCCAACTTACCAGCAGTAGTCCTAAACCCTTCTTCATACTGAAAAATGATGTGACGGCCTGAAGACTGTGTGATTGCTTCAACTGTGTCAGGAATCTTTCCATATTTATGTGTAAGTTCATCAAGTGAATCTCCCCCTCCATGTTTTGGGTCGATGTCCAATACACCGATACCCGAAATTGCCCCTGTTGCAATACCAATATTCGCTTTAGGCCAGTGCTTAAACCAAGTATTGATAGTGTCTAAATCTACTGTTGCAGACTTTAATCCATTGATGGTCTGTGGATGTTTTCCTGCACTAGTGCATCCTACTTTACCACAAGTGCATTTACCGTCAATGACAGAATGCAATGGTAATACGTGCCACCCTTTTTCCGCATATTGTATAGCGTGGTCTACTGCTTTCATGCCCTTTTAGCTCCATGTCTGAACGCAATCATGCGTGATTTAATATAGTTAAGTGTCTCAGGAGATGGTGTTTGAGGAACGTCATTGAGTCCTTTAGGCCATACTCCGCATTTATTTCGATACATCTGTGCTGCAAACCCCCTCTTATATCCCTTTTCCACTTCCACGTAGAGTAGTTCAGAGTATAACTTCTGCTTATCCTCCATTGTTACCTTCTTCCTGGTAACCTCCAATAAGTCGCCCTCCGCGACATCAACACCTGCATCCTTCTTTTTCGGAACAAATCCGCAACATGGACACGAATACTCATGCTTTTTCCTGACAAAAGCACACGACGGGCATATTCTCCCCTTCTCTTGCGATACTTTCTCAGTTCTTTCCACCTTCTTTTTAGTGCCATCATCTAATTCCTGTGGTAAATCATCAGTTACAAATCCATGAGCCTGTGTGTTTCCTGCATGGTCTAAAATAATTGCGTCTTCTTTGCTAGAGTGTGGACGAAGGACTCGACCCGCTTGCTGAATATACAACATGAGCGACTTGGTTGGTCGTGCCATAATAAGGCATGATGCTTCAGGATAATCAAACCCCTTATCGAGAATGCCTACATTGAATAAGACCTTGATGTATCCGTCCTTAAAGTCCTTGACAGTCTGTTCACGCTCTTTCTTTGGCATATATGCGTCAATATGGGCTGCACGGATTCCTCTATCTTTGAACTGCTCACACAATGCTTGGCTATGAAGAACATTAACAGCGAATCCGATTGTTGGACGGTTCTCTCCACGCTTTATCCAAGTATCTACAATGTCTGCGACGAGTTTTGGTTTGTTGACACGGGCAAACAATTCCTTTTCGTCGTAATCTCCAGCGATAGTACGCAATTTGGTAAGGTCTGGCTTACTTGGAGCAAAGACTTTAACGGGGACGAGATAACCTTCGTCTGTCAGTTTGGATGTAGTAGCACCTATCACTAGGTTGGTATACATTTTTCCCAGTCCTTTGGTAAATGGGGTAGCAGACAGGCCAATAAATACGGTGTTTGGCATTGCTTCCATCATCTTACGGTGAACGTTATAGGCTACATGGCACTCATCAATGATGACTAAATCTGCAGCAGGAGTAGCTCTACGAGCCAATGTTTGAGGACTACAAACTTGATTAACAGAATAAGGCTTATAACGAGGGTTATCCGCCATAATAATTCCGTGGTCAATACCCTCATAGTCAAGTCTCCTTGATGTTTGTTCAACAAGTTCAATGCGGTCAGCAAGGAATAAACATTTCTTACCTTTTTCATTTGCTTTCCTAATCATTTCAGATGCGATTGTAGTTTTGCCACCGCCTGTCGCAAGTTGTAACACGATTCTCTTATGTCCTTTGAGAATAGCTTTTCTTAGGTCGTTGATGGAATCGACCTGATACTGCCGTAAATTGTTCTTCATTCTTTTATTATCTCAAAATAAAAGTTAGTGTTCATTACTATTTGCATTAGGACTTTCCCTATGTGGAAAATTAACTGGAAAAAAGTGCATGAAACTTTAATAAAAAGTATACATATCTATTTGATATATATAGTTTTTCAACATTTTTATACAAGTGGCAACTTTATGTTGAAATTATTAAATGACTCATTAATAAGGCTTTAACCTATTTAAGGACTCTTTAATAAGTCATAACCTTACAATGAATGCCCCATAACTTTACAATCCCCATTCTTAACTTTACAATCATGCTTAAATTTTAGGCAATAGGCTGTCTTTTTGATTATATTTAATATTATTGAACGACCTGTTGACTTTGGAAAGACGCACCTAGCCTCCTAGGTTTGCCTTCAACTGTTGACTTATGGAGCCAGACAGCACCCGTCAGACTTTCGTTGAAGGAGACTCTGACTTCGCCATCTCCTTGTGTGCTCTTACATCAACTTATCCCCCAGTAGCACTTGTATCTTAATCGCTGGTGGTTTTAGCCGTCCAATTAAGACCGCTACAGAAACAGAAAACCCTTAGAGGATGTTCTGAGTTCTCCCCCTTAACAAAATGTGCTTGCATGAAACACTTTGGTAAGGCCTCAAAACACCCACTAAGGGCATCTGGTACAGGGGGAGACTCTGCAACAATTAAATCTTACCCCCTATTTAAAATTTATTCAAGCTGTTCAAAGAACTTTTTATATGGAACCCCATATTTCTTATGCAACGTGATTTTCCACTCATCTGGAATGACTTTCATCTTGTTCCAATGGAATATGCGTTGTTGGCTAATTCCTAAGGCTTTTGCCGAGGCATTGAGGGAACCGTGCTTTTTTACAACATATAACAGTGGCTCATAGAACCTATCTTGACTCATAAAATCTCCTAGAACGGTGCGTCTTCAAATTTATAGACTTTTTTTGGTATCTTGACGACCTCAACCCACCAACCAGGCTGTAAAAACTGGTTAGCTTCTTCTTTGTTATCGAATACCCTAAGTGGGCCGAATTCGTCGTGGACAATGTATTTAGTCATTGGTAAAAATGATACACTAAAAAAATAATTTGTCAAAAGAAATATTTGTGCTATATTGGAATCTCGCTAACACGAAAGGGGAAGTAAAAATGGGATATGACAACTGGTTACAAAGCGGTGCATACGATGGTGAAGATGAAGAAATCTACATCGAGGAGCGTATAGATGAGTTGATGAGTAAGGGTGAGGAGTGTGACCCTGGTAACATCGACAACATTGTTGAGGCTCTATCAGAAGCATCTCAAGATGACCGTGAGACATTAAATGATTTTCTTACTAGGAATGAGTGGGATAACTTTGGTAGAAAGATATGGGCTATTTCTTTTGACTACATGGAAAAACGTGCTGAGTATTATGCACAACGAGAAGTGGAGCAAGGACTATGAAAGCATTTCCACAATCAGCAAAAACAATGTATGGCGATGAAAATTGCGAATGGGGCATGGATTTGCGAGATTACTTTGCGGCTAAAGCTATGCAAGGACTTTTATCAACAGTAAAAGATGAGGAATGGTTTATGGATGAAACTGCTGGAGTTGCTTATCAAATGGCTGATGCAATGATGGAGGCACGTAAATGACAGAGAACCAAAAAGCAATCCTTGAGAAGTTGCTTGATGAGGAAATGACTTTGCCAGAGTTGGCTTCAGAGCTACACATGGGAGCAAGTAATCTTCGGAAGATTTTGAATAACATGGTAAAAGCTAAATACATTAAGCAAGAAGGCAGTTTTTATAGTATTGAAATGGATTACAACCCTCCACTTCAGTGGAACTTTAAACCTTTATTAGGAGCATGGAAATGAGAAAACTTTACGCAATAGCATTCACAATTGGTTTGACTATGTGCCACTATGCACCAGCCCAGACCACCCAAATATTGACTCCAGATGGTAAACTTGTTACCTGCATTCGTGAGGGACAGTTCATTAACTGTTTTTAATATGACTACATTTACATTAAGCGATTACACCCCTCCTGATTGGGAACCACCTAGAAAGGCATTATCAGATGAAGAAATTGACGTTATCGGATTTAATCTCAACTATCCGTTCTCTATACGCAAAATTGCTAGGGCCATCGAACTCGCCCACGGAATTGTCCAAGAGAGCAACCAACAAGCCAAGGAGAGCACCAGTGAAAACA